AATCAGACCCGCCGAAGTTTGGAATAACTTTCGACACGGAACGACAAGAGAGAAGAACCGCGCGTCTATCCTCGAAGCTAATAACTGGAGGCTTGCCTTTATAGGATTCTATGAATTCGTCTGTATTTAGAGCAACGACAACTTTACCTATCTCTGCGCAACGAGCTAGAAAATTTGCGTGTCCTGAATGATAGAGGTCAAAAGTTCCTCCGGTGTATACGGTTAGTCCCAACGATTAGCCCTTCTAGTTTCTAAGTTCCAGTAGCCCGGGGAGAAGTCTTCTTCGTTTACTTTCTTGTTGAATAGATTTTGATTCGCTGCGTAAGTTCGGTTATTCTCGTTGCTCTTTCCGCTAAGGCTAGAAGAATTTTCGTGGTGAATCTTTGCGGGGATTTTGTTTTCTTTTACTCCTGCTTTTATCATTCTTCGGTGAAGGTCGTTGTCGTCAAAGTAGAGCGGATAGAACCGTTCGTCATAGAGTCCGGCTTTAGCGATTGCTCCTTCTCCAAATACTAGGCAAGACCATTCAGGGATAATGTCTACGAAGTTTAGAGCGTCCGGGTCAGCTTGTTCCGCGATTGTCTGTAATGCTCCCGGTTCGAACCAAGCGTCATCATTTATAAGAACCCAGTAAGCAGCGTAAGGCGTGGACTTGATTACTAAGTTCCAAGCTCCAACTAAACCGATTCCATAAGGCATTCGCAAGACAAAGAAGAACTCTACCGATTCGGGTTTCTTAGGCTCCCAGTTTTGAGTCTGAGAGTTATCAATGATTACCAAGTGCCTTACCGGGTAATCTATCGAAGCTAGTAATCTATCCGCTTTATGGAACTGACTGTAAACAGCGAAACCTAGAACAGGAATCATTACGCGAATTTTTCTCGGAGGATTGGCAACCAATACTTAGACCAGACTTTATCCACGTCGAAGTCGGACGCGAAATCTATAGCTGTTTGGGAACGACCCTTGCCGAGCTTGTATGCCTCTTCCAAGGCTCCAACTATTGAAGGCACGTTAGGAATCTGCCACCAAGCGTCCTGCCCGGAATCCCACTGAGGCTGACCTTCGACTAGAAAAGAATCTTCCGAAACTAAGTCCGGGGTTGCTCCCCAAGATGAACCAATGACTCGGGTTCCGCAAGCCTGAGCTTCAACGGACGGAACTCCGAATCCTTCACCATAAGAAGTCGCGAGAAGAACGTCCATTCCCGTATAGTATCCAGCAAGAGTTTCCTGCGGAATTCCATACCGATAACTAAACGGATTTGGAAAAGCAACGTCGTCTTTATCTACACCTAAGCTTTGAAGAAGAGTAACTAAGTTCCAGCCTATACCTTTAGCAACCGGGTCGCTGTGAAGATAAAGCATAGCTTCGGGGTGCTTCTTTTGGAAGATAGAGAAGGCGAGTAGATTTTCTGAGAATGCTTTGCGGTGAACAAGACCAGAGCTTTTATTCGCTGCTACCATTCCGACTACGAAACGGTCTTTAGTTCCCATATGGTCTTCTACCGATTCTCCGTTTATTTCAAATGTCGGCTTTAGGACTTTAGTATCTATTCCGTGAGGCGCATACTTACATTCGATTCCCTTATCTTCCATTTGTCTAACTCCGTGCGGAGCCATAGCAACCGGAGTAACCTTTTCTTTTCTTAGGAATTGTTCAACTCGAGGCGGGAGTGTAATGTGGTCGAGTGGAACCCAACTAAAAATGTCTATGTCGTTGAACGCCGGATTCGTAAGAACCCAGACGTCGTAGAGAGTAAGCATAGCGTTAGGTTGGTTTGGCTTTGACGCCGAAAAAGTTTTGTGGTCAATCGGGGCCGAGTCGTTCGAATACATATCGAAGCCTCGAGCAAAGTGCGGAATCTTTCCATAAGGCGTATCGAGTTCGCGCTTGATTCCTTCGAGTCCGTAGTTCGAGAGAGCAGCAACGTCGAAGCCGTGACGCTTTAGACGGTCTACTAAATAGCGAGCTTGCTGTCCATACCCGGTTGGTTGGTCTGGAGAGTTTGAGTAAAGAGTAATCGTTCCGTTGAACTGTTCACGATTGGCAGGGTTCTTTGATTTTGTAGGGGTCATAGGGAAAATGATAGCAGTTCAAAAAGACAAAAGGAAAGGTCGCCGGAACCCTACCGTCCGACGACCTCTCCAGTCTGTTAGCTAATTTTGGTTAGCTTGCTCCTCCGCGGAATTTCACGAAGTGGCTTGCGTGCGTCAATTTTCCGTCCACGCGAGCGGTGACTCTGAATGTAGTCACATCTTCGTTGAAAGCATAGTCAGATGACTGTGCTACTTGGATACCGCCAGCAACGCGAGCCTTGTAGCTTGGAAGGTGTCCAAAACCAATGCTGAATGCGTTTACTGCGACTGTCGGTGCGGCCGGGTTCTCGAAGACTGGGTAGCCAAGGATTGTGTCCGGCTGACCTAGAACTGCGTTACCTGACCAGATGTAGTTTCCTGCGCCGTCCTTGAGCTTGCGAACTGCGGCAAGACCAGACTTGGACATCAGGAATCCGACACCCGGCAGAATTCTTGCTGCGCCGTCTAGAGAATAGACAAGGTCCACAAGGTTCTCGTAAGTCGGGGCACCTGACACACCGGTTCCACCTGTGACAGCAGAAGCTCCGGTTGTGAAGATACCTGTTGGCTCTAGAGTTCCAGTTCCAGTAGTCAGTCCGGTGTTTACTCCGAAACCGATTGCGTTACCAGCTTGCTCTGCGATTAGAGAGCTGATGTCGAAACCTGCATCTGTTAGTAGTTCATTAGCCACAGGAACCAAGAATGAATACTTGAATGCTGATAACTGAATTGAGCTGAATGTTGGCTCTGAGTCGGAGATTGCTGAACCAGCAGACTTGATAGTTGCGGTTGAGTATCCGGTCAAAGTTGGAATGGTTAGCTGCTCACCTGAAGCGGTGTTGATAACCTGTGCGAGCTGAAGCATTGGCCCGGCCTGTCTGGCCACGCTGAACACCTCATCATAGAAAGATTTTGGAACAGTGTTGTCAGAAGGAACAAGAGCTCTCTTCTCTGTGCCGAAAATGTGTGAGCGAACTTCGCCGTTTGCGATTGCGCGTAGAATGTCGCTGTCCTTACGAACCTCGTTCGAAGGAACGAATGATTCGCGGGCTGCGTCTACTGCGCGCTCTTCGCGCTCTGCTAGTTTCTTTGCGGTGTCAATGGCTGCGTCGCGCTGGCCAATCTCTGTTTCGATTCGGTCAATTTTCTGCTGGTCTTCAGCAGATAGCCCACGCTTCTCTGATTCGGCAGACTCAATTACGGAACGAGCCTGTTCGATTAGATTGTTGCGAGCCTCAACCTGTGACTTTAGGAAGTCAGACATAGTTGTTTCTCCTTAGTTATTTTTTATTTGGATTCCGTCGAGCTAACTCAGAACGAAGCAACGGGGAGCTGACTCAACCCATTACTTATATTCTAATGAGCCGGGTAAAGAGCAACCCCGCCGGAAAGGAATACGGCGGGGTTGCGTGTCGAGAGAAAGGGGAAAATCCTCGACGGCCCTTATCGGGTTTCTTTAGCCTCTGTGACGCGAACTTCTTTAGCTGGAGCTGCGTTGTCTAGCTCCCAGATTGCTTGCGCCCAAGTTTCTACGTAATCGGTAACAATACCGTATTCAGGGAATCCTGAAGCTTTTAGAATTGCTTGCTTGATTGCTTCCTTGCTTGCCATTTATAGCCTCTTCATTAGCAGTTCGAATTTCTTTTTCTTTAGCTCAAGCGCGGTTAGCTCTTCCGAGTTATCTTCCGCTTCGCTAACTTCCTGCGGGGTTAGTCGTTGAATAACCTTGCTTAGAAGTTCTGACTGAACTAAAGACAAGTCCTTGCCGTCTTCGATAGCAAGCATAGCGTCCGCTAATTCGTCCGCGTCTACTTCTGCGCGCTTTGCTGCTCCGTCAAAAGAACGGACTGTTGCCGTTCCCGCGGTCTGAGAATATGCCGGGAAGGCTACAATGCTCACTTCGTGAATCCTTACGGAGCGAAGAGTTCTTTCAGTTCCGTCGGTGTTCCAAGAATCGCCATTAGCTGGAACTGAGAATCCAAAACTCATAGCCGATACGTCGCCACGTTGAACAAGTGTCCGAACGTCTTTTCCAAGAGAAGTTTCAGGGAGGATAGCAGTAACGCGAAGACCATAAGAGTCTTCTTCGAGCTTTAGAGTTCCGGCCCGAGTGGAACCAAGAACGCTTCCGGTGTCGTGATTCCATAGAAGCTTTATATCGTTACGGGCCTTTAGTGACCGCTTGAACGCTCCCGGAGCAATACGTTCGATAAAGGGAAGAGGTTCGCTTGGTGAATTGAAGACTGCGGCGTATCCGGTGAAGGTCATTCCGTCGCCGTTTTCTACAGCTCTTAGTTCGAATTGAACTTCGTTAGTTCGCTTTTCAATCTTTGCCATTTGTTCGCTTTCCTGACTTATGCTTGCGCGATTTTCTTCTTCTAGTCTAGCAACGACGCCTTCCGCATATTTCATAGCGCGATTAGCGGAAGACTTACTAGGCCCGCTTCCCCAGAGAAGGTGAGCAACAACTCCGGCAGAAGGATAATTTTCCGAAGAAGGATTTGCGTCCGGAGAATCTAGGTCGCCTAAGTGTCTAGCAATCCAAGCTGCTATCCTTACCCACTTATCTGCGGTTACGTTACCAGCAGCCATAGCGCGAGCTTCTCTAACCGTTCTGTCTACTAGTCCGTCACCCGCTAAACCTTCTGAATAGTATTCAAGACCCCGACGTGCGGCAGCTCTCATATAAGCGGGCGGGGTTAGGTTTACTTGACGCATTTCATCTTCAATCATTACGTCTTCTTCTAGAGCTTCTTCTTCTACGTCTTCTTCTTCAAAATCTTCAGAAATAAGTTCTGGTCTAGGAACTCGCTTTAGTTTCAAGACGTTCATAATCATTAGGCGGTCGGTAGAGTGATAGACGGTATCCTCTAATTCGTAAACCTCCAGAACTGCTACTTGACCTTCTACCAAAACTACTTCAGCAAGTATCTTCGGGTCGTTTATGTTCCAGCTAACGTAGTCGCCCGGTTGAAGTTCTCCGACTGCTGCGCGCTCTCCAACAAATTCGGTTTCCTCTGCTATGGATACGGCGATAGCTTTT